GTTAAAAACTTTCTTTAATCTTTTTTGAACTTCTGGGGCAGAATATTTGACAGGTAAATTTTCTTTTATATATTTTTTATTATCGGGCTCATGTTTACCTAGTGGGTGTTTTTCTCTTTCTGAGAATAAATCATCAAACAGATCTTTTCTATTCATATATTATTTTACACAAAAAAGGCGACCCCAAGGGGTCGCCAAAGATAAAGAATATCTTTCTCGTTAGGTTTTACCCAATAGAAGCAATTAACTCTACTGTGTAATTTGCAGAAGGTGTGTTATCTGCAAATGTTACAGTAGCAGCGCTTGCGCTAACTGAGGAAACCATGCATGCGATGATTGGATCGTTTGCATCAGAGCTTTTTAATTGAGCTACAACAATTGGGGTTGATGCAAATGTGCGACCAAAACTAATTGAGCCGGAATTGTCAACACCGTTACCCACACTTGTGCTAACTGCGACTACATCATTTGTTGCGATAATAGCTGCGAGGCTAGAGATATCACTATCAGTAGTTGCTTCATCAGCGTCGCGTTGAGCTTGTAAGCTAGAAACGTCACTCTCAAGGTCTCCTGTACCTGCGCTATTAAGAGCTGCAAGACTGGAAACGTCGCTCTCAAGGTCTCCCTTGTTAGTTGAGATATCACCAGCAAGACTGGAAACGTCGCTATCAGTAGCTGCTTCGTCAGCTACGCGCTGAACTTGAAGGCTGGAAACGTCGCTCTCAAGGTCTCCCTTGTTTGTTGCGATATCACCAGCAAGGCTAGAAACGTCACTATCAGTAGTTCCTTCGTCAGCGTCGCGTTGAGCTTGAAGGCTGGAAATACTGCTCTCTAAATCTCCTGTGCTTCCTGCAGATATAGCTGCAAGGCTAGAGATATCGCTATCAGTGTTTCCTTCGTCCGCTACTCTTTGAGCGTGTAAACTAGAGATATCATTTTCAATAGTTTGACGAGACATTAATGTGCTACCGCTTGCGCTTTTAATTTCAAAAGCGTTTTCGGAGCTCGCTTCAAGGAGGAGATTACCTCCAAGATTTAATGATTCAGTACGGAATATTTTTGCCATACAGTAATATATACCTTAAAACTATAGTTTTGGGAAGTTTATTTTTTAATAAATCCAGATAAATACTAGCATCCAAGGTGATTCCAGTAACTCATAAATATCTTCTTTAATTCATAAGGATAAGCCATAAAATGTAATATAAATGTGTCATTATTTACTAACCTTGGGTCAGTATTAAATTCTTTCATTTTAAATATTTTTCTATTAAAACCAAAGCCATCACTCTTTTTTAATATCTCGCATAATATTTCTTGATCTCCTCCGCTGGCGTACAATGAAGATTTATCTCCATCGAAATCTCGCCATTTTTTTATTATGTTTTTTGTATATTGATGAGATTTAAAGAATAATACCCCGCTATTTAGCATGCAATGATCGCCAATATCTTTTGTTGCAAGTATGAATTTTTTCGGAGCTTTTTCTATAATTGATTCAAGTTTTTTTTCTGGATTAAAAATTAACGTGTCTGAATCCATCCATACAATATAATCGTGATCATCAATATGATTAAGTAACGCTTGGGATTTTGACCAATTCGGACTTCCGTTTTTATCTAAATTTTCTCTGTAGACGTAAAAGCTGTAACCCTGCTTTTCGCAGTATTCTTTAATACTTTTTTCTGAGTAAATAGCGAATTCAGAAATCTCTTTCGTATACAGGCTGACGATTGCAATCTTCTTAAATGGATTAAAACAATTGAATTTATCTTTAGGTTCTTCAATCACAGGTATTTGCGAGCTTATGTATTTAACCCAATCAAAAAGCTTTCTGTGTTTTCCAAATCTATCATTATTGAAAAAACTTAACCATTGATTTTTGAGATCTATTAATTCTTGTTGTTTTTTATTCATTTGAATTTCATTTTATTTTTATCTATAGGGTTTCTTACCCCCCAATGTTCAACTCCACTTTCATCGTACATAGCTTCTTTACCTAAACCATTAGCTATATTGAATGTATTTTTATCGTATTTAAATAGAAAAGTCTCTTCGGGCGGAGTTTCTATGAAAATTTGAATATACTTTGATTCATTTATCTTTTCAATTATTTTATCTAAAACTTCTTCGCTTGGATGTCTTTCTAGACTGTGTCCATAAATCATTTTAGTTAAAGCGTGAAAATATGTAATTGGCGCTAATGTTAATATATCTTGCCAACCTGACCTTCTTCTCCTTAACATTAAATCTAATGCTGATTTATGTAGTGGATTATTTGGGGCGCTAATCATAATATCTTGAGAAAAGTCTATGATTTTTCCATGATTGGAGTGCAGGGGTAAAACGCATTTTGCGTTTTTTTGTATAATTGAGTCTAGATCTTTATTTGTATGTCTATCTATATCTGTATATAGGCCACCTTCGTTAACTATTTTTAATAGACGCCATGTGTCAACTTTTGATACTATCGGTGCGTCTTTAATTAAATTGTAGTCTACGCTTGATAAGTTCTCCTTTAAATAAGTTTCTACTTCGTTATCATCTGAGATGATAAGCTCCCAGTTAGGGTTTAACTTAATTAAATTCTGTATTCCATTTATAGCTAATTGATTTGAACTTTCTAAGATAGATTTATCTTTCCATGAAATATGAATTTTTTTAGGTATAGATGGTAGAGGTTCAAGTAAATCATCTAGATTTTTTGATTGAGAACTTATTCTCATAATAGAAGAATTATTAAAAAAACTAGATTTCTTTTTGGGTAAATTAATCGGATCAGAATATACTTTTTTATGATACTTGCTATTATCTAGTTCAAAATTAGTTGCAGCTTCCCTACCTCCGAACTTTAAATCCTGAAGAAAAATAGGTTTCTTAAGAGCGTATACATTATAATTTGTCTGCATTTCCGCAGCAAAAACATCCCAAATTTTATCTTGATAAAAACCATCGATCATAGCTTTCTGATAAGCCGCTGCGCCGAGAGCGCTGCAAATCATTATTGAGTGACCGCTTAACATATTAAATATTTGATAAGTATTTTCATCTACCTCTTTTGCAGAGATATCATCAACAGCTTTACCGTTATTCATTGCAAGCTGGGACAAACCTAGATAAAACAAATCAGCATCATACGGAATATCTATCTCTTCTGGCATTTCCCTGAAAAAAGAAATATCGTCCTCTAATATCACAAAGGGTTGAAATGGTTTGTCATTATCTTGATCCCTTAACCCTGCCTCAATCATTCTTGCATGACCTATACTTCCAGATTTTTCTTTTGATATACCTATTTCAAAAGGTAGTACTTTTTTGCATTGATAATATTTTAATATAGATTCTACATGTTTAGAGTTTTCACTATCTTCTGTTTTTGTTAGATAATAAAATTTAATATTATTTGTTTTGAGTATCATCTATTATTTTCTTATATACATTAATGTTGTTTGTATTATATGGACTATATTTATTTAGGAAATTTCTATTATCTTCCCTGCTTTGATCTAGTGTTTTTGAATGATTAAGTATAGCGTTCTTTAATTGGTTTGCGCCAAAATCTACATCGCAGTCTGGATAATAATAACCTACATCTTGTAAAGTTGGCGAATTATGTATTAAGGGCAGGTTTAAAAATAAAGCCTCGAGATAACTGTAGTTTAGTTCATTTTTTATTTGATGGCTAACTATAGTGCTTCCAAATTTACTTAAAGCGTTGAGAGAACCCCATCTTTTATTAAAGTAGCAAAAGTCTTTCTTTTTAACTACACTTAGTCTATTCATTAGTTTTTCAAAAAATGGATTAAACTTAATTCGTTGACAACAGAATAAATTTACAGATTTCATTATTTCCGAATCCTTGTGATAGAGGTTTTCGCATATATTAATTGGCACTATACAATTTTTAATATATGAAATATTAGGTTCAAAGATACATATTTTATGGCTTCTGGCTTGTGTATAATTAGGATCCAAGCCTTTGTATTTTAATTCTTGTATCTTATCTTCTACGAAAAATGAATCCCATATAAATGGTATGACTATAACTTTTTCAAAATTATAATATGTCTTAATATAGTTTTTTGAAAATTCATGTTGCGGGGATATCCAGATTTGATCTAGATATTTTGGCTTTTCTAATGGAAGCTTTGCGCTTTTATCTAATAAGGAGTGATGTATGTCGTCCATTAATTTATTGCCAAAATGAATCAAAATTGTATTGAAATTTTTATTTCTAGATTTAAATTTATCGTACATCTCTGGCAGTAAATCAAATCCAGCTACTATTATTAGATCTAAGCTTTCGTTGTCATCAGATAATAAGTCATCTAATAGCATGCCTTTGTGATCTTTTTTTAATTTATGTAATGGCTCTTTATATGTAATGTAGAAACATTCGTGGCCGCATCTTTGTATCATTTCGTACAAGAAGACTATATTTTGTTGCATCCCGTTCGCCCAGAAGGCGACCGACATATCGAGGGTTATTCCTATTTTCATGACAATAATTTTTTATATTTTTCTATAACAAGTGGATTTTTGGGTGAATATTTGTAAATTGTTTTTCTAGAGTTTTCTTTGTAAGATTCCAGGTTTTGATCGTGGTAGTTTAGGGCTAGTTCTAAAGCTCTACTTCCAAGTTTAGTGTCGTAATCAGGGTAATAATATCCTGCTGATTTAATAATATTGGAATTATGAACTAATGGAAAATTGAAATGTAACGCTTCGAGATAAGTATAATTCAGGGCATTTAGTAGTTGGTTGGAGATAAATATATTGGATAAGCCTGTGAATATTTTGGTCACTTTTATTCTCGGCTTGAATTCAATTTTATTTTCTTTTGTAATGTTGAGTTTCCACATTAAAGATTTGAAGTATTTTTTATCTAAAAACTTTGATGCGCAATAAACAGATATTTTGTTGAAATCTTCTTTACTTATATTTGAAAAATATTCCTCCGCTATCATAATTGAAGGGAGGCAGTGCTTAGTTATGTTTAAATTAGGTTCGAGTATACCAATATTTTTCTCTTCTCCTGCCTTATAGTAGCATGTTTTGTTTATTTTATTCCAGATTTTTTCATGAATATCTACATATTTAGGGCTCCAGATATAAGGTAATTCGAATATTTTTTCCGTATGATAATACGTTTTATAGTAATTGTAGGAAAATTTATAATGGGGAGATATCCAAACTTCGTCAGCGGTTTCATTATCTATTGCTAAGTGATCCTGCCAACTACATCTTTCTATATCGGCTAGCATTCCGTTGCCATAAACTATATGAATATTTTTAAAACTTTTATTTTTTTGCCTTATTAATGAAATCGTGGAAGATTCTATTAGCCAGGCAGTGTTTAGTACAAAAGCTAAATCATCACAATAATCTAAGATTTCATTTTTTTCAATAATTATAATATCACATGGAGGATCAACACATTTATCTATGTCATGATTTACTGCAATAATAGGATTGAATCCTAAATTAATTAATAATTCAGATAAAAATACAATATTTTGCTGCAAACCATTACTAAAAAGCCCGTTTTCAAAATTAGCTGTCAATAAAACTTTCATTGACTTAATTTACACAATTAATTTTCCGAAATTACAAAACTTGCTGGATTAGATGTTGAGGTATTTGCTGATCTGTTTAGTTTGTCTAAATTAAAAACAAAGCTCCCATCTGAATCTGTGAGTCCGCTTGAGTTACATATTGTAAATTTATTATTTACATCGTAAGAATTGTCCAGCTGTATGCCATCAGAGTAAGATTGATAGGTATATATTGTTCCTCCGTTTGGAGCCGTACCTCCTTCAGAGACATTTTCAAAAGTTACGCTGCTAGTATTTGAGACAGTGGTTCCTATGTCAGCTAAACCTGCCCCTAAGCTATTTGGGGAGGCATTAATTGTTCTAGAGGAAAATCCTGCAAGCGTATAATTTGGGTTAGTTGAAATTGAATTTGTTGTAATTCCTGCTAAATTAGTTGCGGTAATACTCCATGAGAAAGTTCCTTTTGTATTAGAATCTGAAACTGTAATTGTATAAGAATTACTCGTCTCTCCTGTTCCCGAACTATTGATGACAAGAACAGGCTGATTGCTTTGAGATGAATCAAGACTTAGAGTTGGGCTATTCAGCATTAGCTGCGAACTTTGAAGATAAAATTGATCTGATATTCCTGATGGTGAGCTTGATAATTTTGAAGCTAAATTATTTATTGATAAAGTCAGTGGTGTGTTTGCTATATTTACTATATCTTGACGTTCGATAGTTATACCGTTTGATGTTTTCGTTCCTGATAAGATGAAATTATTAACAGATATATTATATGAACCGCCTAATCTAAAAACCTCTTTTTTAACTAAAGCGTATCCGTTTGAACTAAGCTGGGGTGTAGTATTAATGCTTACGGTTTGCGTACTACCCGAAGTAGGTTGTAACCCGCTATGATTTAAGTTTACGCCAGATGAAGCCACTGCAGATAAGTTTGGCTGACTGTTAATAAAATTTATAATTGGCCCATTATAAGGCCATCCATTTTGGCGCTTTGGATAATTAACTATAAGTGTAGTACCAGAGGTAGAAATAGATGCAGTACCTCCGTAATTTATGATGTTCAACCTAAGATGTGTATAAGCTCCTGCATAAGGCCCAGTCATAGTAACCCTTACATATCCTCCAGGTTGATTTAATAACTGCCTAACTACCCAATTTCCATAATATTCTAATTCATTATCAAATTGACTATTGGTAGAGAAGTTTAATTCACCAGATCCACCTAAATTGTTATCATCTATATAAAGAGTGTCTACGTTATTTTTTTCGAAATTGATAGTGGCAGATTCAGAATTTTTTAATGCACTTTGATTAATCGGGTAATCTATTCCTAACAAGTTTAAATACGGTACTGATCCGTTATTTAATGTGGCAGTATCTGATGTTGTGAACTTATCGCTCAGTGTTCCAAAATTATTTCTTGCAATAAATGCTGCAGGTTGACTTCCGTCTCTGGTCGAAGATCCTATTGAACCGTATACATTAATAGGAACTGTAAATTTATAGCTTCCGTCTGAAAGAGTTGTCTTCGAGTAGCTTGAGGAGTAAGAAGTTTGTGATCCGTTAGATACACCTTCACTTCTAACTGAAAGAGAAATATTGTTTATCGATGTACCTTTACCATCTATAAAGATTTCGGATTGCACAGTGTCTCCAGCTTTAATTTCAGAAGTACCAATTGAATGCGGAGAAGTAGCTGAGGAAGCTATTGACTGTAAGGAGGCTCCAGTTATTTGCGGCCCGTTTGCAATTTTAACTTTTATACTATCTGTGTCTGTTGCTCCGTTTGAAGTTTTAGAAGCAGAAATTGTTATATTGTTTGAATTATTGTATATTCCTTGTACGTAATCTACTGTTTTTACCGATTGAAAAACTGCAGGATCGGTGATTGAAATATCATTACTTGTTGTATATGAAACTAAATCAGATGAACTATTCCAATTAGATATACTATTATTAAAAGTTGTGGATTCTCCTTCTCTTAAACCATCTGTTCTACCATTATATGAAGTTGGATTACTTGCAGATATTGATGGATAAATTTGATCTACATCTCTAGTTCCACTACCGTGAACAAAAACTTCAGATGATATTGCATCTCCAGTTGAGCCAAAGGCGTTTACCGCTTGTACTGCTACTCCGTGTGAACCATTGGATACATTTGAAACTGTTATTGGTATTGTGGCCGTAAATATGCCGTTTGATTCTACTAAACTGTAATTAGCGAAATTTATTTGTTGAGCTAAACCTGAGCCTAAAACTTTAATAGAACTAACATCATTTGTGTCAAAGTCTACGTATACATTTAAGGAATCTCCTTGTTTTAAATGAGTTGACCCTATGTTTTCTCCTGGTTTAGGCGTTGCGGCAGTTATTGGGTCAATTCTTATATCTACAGCTTCTGGACCTCCTCCTGCTTCGGATAGGGGTATTATGATTGTTCTACCATTAGCTTCTCCGCTTAATTCAGTCTTGCCTTCTATATTTAAGTTATCTATAAATCCAATAAATCTTCTTGTATTATCTCCTAGCTGCTGTATGTTTCCAAAAGGTATTTGTTGTCCTTCAATGTAAGCGGAACCCATATAGTCATCATTGGGTCCGTCCCATTGCATTTCAACCCTTAAATCTTCTGCAGTAGTAACTTCTACAGAAGATAAATACAAATTTGGGTCTGGTGTGTTATAATAAGTTTTATTTGTAACGCCTATATTATCAAGTACATCTGAAAAGAAAACAAATTCCGCTGCTCCAGATTGTACTTGAGAGACAGATGTTCCTAAGCTAGCCACATCTACTCCATCTAGGGTTAAACCGCTGATAAAATTACCACTTAAAAATTCTACTGAATCTTGCGTGGTTAAATTTTGATCCATTGAGAACTCTAAATCCCCAATAAAAAGATTGTCGAAATATCCTGTAGCCCAAGGCTTACCTAATCGACCTACTCCACCTTCTCCGCTATTTCTTGGAACTAAATTTCTTGTAGCCATTACTTATATTACACAAATTATACTAAAATGATATATCATCTGTAAATGCTTCCGGTCCGGTATTATATCTCCAGATATTAGCTCTTAATTCTATATCAGTTTCATTCTTTAATATCCACATCGTATCAGATATTTCTTTTTCGTTACTTGGTATAATATCTCCATTTTCATCTATTTCAAAAGCTTCTTTTAAGTCGTATCTATCTACTGATCCAGTTATGGAGCCGGATATATCACTAGCTTTTATTTCGTCGGTTAAAATTAAAGATTTTTCGTCGTCGGAAACTTTTAAAAATTTACCACTACCACTAATGAATGAAGTGGGGGTGTCAAGTAAATCTAAAAAGTTTGAAGCTCCGGCAGTATTAACTTTCCTTTCTAAATTTAAGTATGTATCATTTGGATTAGATGATATAGAGAATTGTCCTGTATCTGTAGAAAAATGTTCTATTTCTGCCACGATGTAATCGTCGTGAGTTAAAAAAACGTTTTTGATATTAACTTGAGGTTTTAGTATTGATGAATATGCTGAATTATACTCTTCGACTAATTCACTATCTTGTTTAAATCTTATATCCGAACCTAGATAAGTTGTTTGATTTGTAGATATATTTTTCTTATATATATTAGCGGTAGATTTAAGTATTGATCCTAAGTTTTGGTCTTCTTTATAAGTCCATTCAAAATCTATATCATAGAATGCTGAATCGCTAGCTCTTAGAGTATTATACTGTCCTTCGTATAGCCAATTTTTTGAGCCCGAAGATAATTGTCCATTAAAATTTAATATTGTGCCTGATTGATTATTAATGAATTGACCGTCTAATATTGATGCTTTTGAAAATATACTTCCCGAAGCTTCTACTACTTCGGAGTATTCTATTGAAGTGCCTTCTTTGGATACCCTAAGATATTTTCCTGCGCCATCTTCTATTCTTTCTGGAGTGTCAAGTAACTGCTCAAAAGTAAAAACTCCGCTTGCTGGAGAATTCTTTTTTTCTATATTTATGTATGTGTCAAATTCCTCTGTAGATATTTTGTATAATTTTCCTGTATTAGCTGAATAATGACTGGCTACTGCGTATATTTCTTCTTCAGGGGTAAGGAATACATTTTTAATGTTAATTACTGGATTTAATGCTGAAGAATATGCTCCGCTATACTCTTCGATAAATGCCGCATCTGTTTTGAATTTAACATCGGTTCCTAATATTTCTTGAAAATTTGTTAATTTGTTAACTTTGTATACGAGGCTATTAGAGCTTAAAATATCTCCTACATATTCCCCAGAGTTATATTTCCAACTAAAATCAATATCATAATAGCCTTGTTCTTCTACGTTAAATGTGTTTCTGGAGTTATCTTCACTTAAAGATCTCCAGTCATAAGATCCTTCAGATAATTGCCCTGTAAAATTAATATTAAGTTGATTCGCATTACTTAAATATTGCTCTCCAGACGCAAAAGCTTTGCAAAATATAGCAGCTTCGTTTGACGCTGTAACGTGTCCAGATATAACTATACCAGAACTAAAGTCTATGCTTGATAATGAACCTTCTAATTCATCTAACCTTTCTTCTACATCAAAGCCGTTTAAATTTAAATTATCAAATATTCCTGCACTGGATACAAAGTTTACTCCAGATAGTTCAGAGAATAATCCTGTAGATAGCTCTAGATTCTGAATCAATCCTGATTCAGTAATAAAGTTTACTCCAGATAGTTCAGAGAATAATCCTGTAGATAGCTCTAGATTCTGAATTAATCCTGATTCAGTAATGAAGTTTAATCCAGATAGTTCAGAGAATAATCCTGTAGATAGCTCTAGATTCTGAATCAATCCTGATTCGCCAATTAAGCTTACTCCAGATAGTTCAGAGAATAATCCTAGATTTACATTTAATTTTTTTACTGTAATTTCATCTACAGCAATACGATGTCCATCTATTTCTACTAGCGGATCATTAGTGTTTGGTCCTATTACATATTGATCTAAACCAATTTTCCTTACCGGCTTTTTTATTTCAAAAAAATCCATTATTACTTAAAATTATCGTAAAACCCTGTTTCTTTATAAACTATTGAATATTTTACTGTATAACCTGATATAGTATGAGGTCTTTTCACAAAAACTCTTCCAGCTTCATCACTGTCAATTTTGACCGCCATGTCTGTGTCTAGATATATTAGATCATCCGTTTTCGGTGAGACTGGTTCTGTGTTATTTTTTCTTCTTTCTGCAGTATGGAACTGTATAGGATAAGGGGATTCATTATATATAACTACATGGTCTACTAAGCCTCTTTCATATAAATCATTAAAGTCGTCTAATTCATAAGAATTAATTAAACTTGCAGATTTATTTTCTTGACGAAGACTAAATAAAGTGTCACTATGGAAAGTTGCATAGGATTCGCTGCATCTATCTGGATCTGTATATTCTGAATGAATAAAATAATTAGGATGACCTGTTTCGAGCATACTCTTGTTCAATCTTCCATTTGAAAAATAATTTCCAAAAACGTCATCCATTAAATTTTTATCTTGACCGAAGCACTCTCCTGAAACTATACCATATCTTAAATCATCTGGAATGTTTTCCATTAGAATAAAATCTTCTTCTATTTTTTGGGAGACAGTTTTAGTTCTTAGTTTCCATGGTTGGTATAATTCTCTTTTCTGAGCTTGATCTAATTTAGATAATTTACCAGATATTCCTGAAAGCAATCTATGAGTTTCTTCATCTTCTATATCTATGTTTGAAAATTCTCCAGATATTCCTGAAAGCAATCTATGGGTTTCTTCATCTTCTATATCTATGTTTGAAAATTCTCCAGATATTCCTGAAAGTATTCTGTTTGTTTCTTTATTATCCAGGTTTACATCTAGATCAGAAAGTTCCCCTGAGATACCAGAGAGTAATCTATTTGTTTCTTCACTATCTAGGCTTACCTCTAGATCAGAAAGTTCTCCTGAGATCCCAGAGAGTAATCTATTTGTTTCTTCACTATCTAGGCTTACCTCTAGATCAGAAAGTTCTCCTGAGATACCAGAAAGCAATCTATTTGTTTCTTCAGTATCGATATTTATATCTAGCGAAGATAATTCTCCTGAAATACCAGAGAGTAACCTGTGAGCTTCTAAATCTTCGGTATCTAAACTAGATAATTCCCCTGAAATACCAGAGAGTAACCTGTGAGTTTCTAAATCTTCGGTATCTAAACTAGATAATTCCCCTGAAATACCAGAGAGTAACCTGTGAGTTTCTAAATCTTCGGTATCTAAACTAGATAATTCCCCTGAAATGCCAGAGAGTAACCTGTGGGTATCTATGTCGCTATCTATAGATACATCAACTTGGATTCCAGATAAATTTTTATTAATTAATTCTAGTAAATTATTTACATCTTTACTATTATCTATTTGAGCTTCATGTATGTTAGATAGTCCTGAAGTTATTCCTGATAATATATAATTTGTATCTAAAGAAATTAAATTATGAATACCTTCAGTTTTAGATGATATACTATTTAATATATCATTTGTTGGGCCTAAATCTATGTTTAAGTCGCCAGATATATCAATATTAACTTCATCGATATTGACTGGACCTGCTGGCTCCCATCTTCCACTCTCGGAATTCCAATTGTATGAAAATGTAGGGGTAGGTGAGAGGGAGTCAAGGTTCGTTATATCTGTGTATAACGGATTGTTTTTATAATCTTCGTTAGGCATACGAAGATATTACACTTTTTTTTAATCCCTATCTAAGTGATGCTTTATGCCGTTTCTTTTTTTACTATATTCCTTGAAATATTTTTGCCTAACAGGGTCGTATCCGAGTTTATCTTTTCTTTTTTGACTAAGCTCTCTACTTTGATCTATTAAGTCTCCGTAGGAACCTTTTTGGTTTGAAGTTTTTTCTATAAAAGCTTTATTATCAAAAGGATCTGTACTGGAATCGATTTTTGCTTGAGGGATATTCCACACTCTTTTCCATTTTACGCTTTTTTCATCTACAAAAACATGATCTTCATTCATTCCTTGTATTAAGTCTATCGTCTCCCCTGTTTCTGGGTGTTCGTATGTATATAGTGGCATTATTCTAATATCCTATCTAAAGTATTTTTATATGTAAATTTATCTTTTAGTTTTTCTCCCTCTGTATTTAATGATTTACATTTTGATTCAGCTAGATTCATTGCTTCTATAAACTCTTCTTCATTGAATGTATATATGTGCCCTTGATTAAAATCAGAACCTTTTTTGAAAAATATATTATCATATACTTCTTCTTTGCCGTCAGGCTCTATTAAAATAGAGTTGTCTTTGTTTGCCCAATCTTTATGGCTGGTTGAGTTTAACACTATACTCCATTTGCCTAAGCATGTTGCATTGAAGGAAGGTAGATTCCAGCCTTCAGCACCACTCATTCCCCCCAAGTCAATATCTATTGAATTAAGAAAATCATTTACTTGCGAGTTTTTAGGTAAAAACGGTAGGAAGTTAATGTTTCCGTAGCTTTTACCTTCAAGAATATTCCTGATGGAGGCCTCCATTTGATCTTTCTTGAAAAAGGGGTTTGTGATGCAACATGTTAACTGGTAATTATAGTTGTTGCCATATTTCTTTATCCATGCTCTAATTATTTTTTGAGTATGTTTCCTTTTCTCTAATTTGCCCATCAAACCAAAATGGATTTTATTATTTAAATATTCTTTTCCTGTTTTATGAAATGAAGTATCGAATCCTAAGGGGGCGAAATGACTTTCATTAAAATGCGATTTAGCAAAAGAACTGCTAAATACTAATTTATCTTGAAGTTCTGCTATTCTGCTCTCGGCTTCTGTCGGTGAATCTAATTCGTAAAAAGTATAAAGTATTTGCCTTTTTGTTATTCTATTCTCTGCCCCATTTAGGTGCCACATTTGTAATGTAGTTGAATTTTTATCTAGTTTACTATATCTTGAGTTAACTCCATCCTCAATCCACTTCTTGAAGCTTTGGTCTTGAACCTGAAAAGAGCTTACATCTATATTTCCTGTGGGGAAGATGGACACATCATAATTTTCATTATACAATTCTTTTAGTAGATTAAATGATACATTACCGAAAGATAATGAATTTAGTGGGCCTTTGAATATAATTTTTTTCATTAAAAAGGGATATCTGAGAATTCGTCTTCTTCTTCTTGTGTGTCGTTTTCTTTTTCTGAAGGATTATCGTTAGAACTCTCATTATTTCCACTTAAAAAAGTAACTATATCTGCAATGCAGAAAATTTTGTTTCTAGTTTGCCCTTCTGAGTTTTTCCATGAATTTAAGTGAAGCCTTCCGTCTACCATTACTTTCCTGCCTTTACTAAGAAATTTTGCGCAATTATCCGCAGTTTTATTCCATGCCTCTACGTCCATATATAGAACATTATCTGATGGTCTGTTATTTATGGCTATAGTGAATACGCAAACCTTCTTTCCGGTTTTAGTTTCTTTTACCTCTGGATCTTTTGTTAAGTTACCTAATCCTATAAATCTATTCAAAATTAAATTCTCCTTTCAGTTCGTTTTGTATGTCTTTTATTGCTGAGTTATGTATATTAATGCATCCTTGGATACTCAGATTTAATGAATCTCCTATATTTTTCCAAGGCATTACTTTGTTTTTATTTCCTTCTATGTATCTCATGTTAAATATTTTTTCGACTCTTTTATCTGGGTGGGAACCTATGAGGTTAAGAACTTTATTGAAAATATCTTTTTTAATTGAATTGGCGATATCGTTAGATTCCTTAGATTCTTGATCTGACATGTTCTCTATATACTCTGATTGAAATACTGGGCGCCTCTTGTTTCTGTTGTAAGTATTTAAGCAATTCCATTTAGTTTCGTTTCCTAGATACGTACTAAATTTCGCACCTTTGCTTTCATCATACTTTAGTGCTGCGGAGAAAATTTTATACTCCTTATCGTTGATTAAGTCTTCTTTGTCTATAAATGGATTATCCTTCGTTGAGTAAGCATTAACCATATCAATATATATTCCGCTATGTCTTTCTACTAATTCATTTAAACTAGCCTCAATATCAGTCCTATTTTTGATATTATTAATAAGCTCTAGGTCTGTGTGATTATTAAAAAAGTTCATTATATATTTGGTTAACTTTGTTTTGTATATATAGATTATCTACTTCTTCGAAATTTTTCCACTCATATTTATATTGAGAAGCTTTAATTAGTTTGGGATTGTTATTCAACTCCTCTTCGTTTGGAGCTATATTTCCTTCTCTTGATATATGAATGGTTTTACCTTGTTTTGATTTAACCCAATTTATTTCGTTTTCGTATCTTACGTCAGTAATGAATACGTAATTTACTTTATTTATCTGTTTGAGTCTGTCGGAAACTTTTTCTATCCAACAGTTTTCATTAAGTCTTCTCCTTACCTTTGATCCATAACAAACCAAAAAAGGCCTAATGATTTCCTTTTCGGAATTTTTTTCCGTGAATGCTGATATTCCTACGTTCTTTAATAAGAAATCATTACATTCTTCTTTTAATTCATCTGCGAATGCTATTCTAGTTGATAATAACCCTTTGTCTTTCAATTTTTCTGCCAACAAAGAATATAAAGTATCTTTTCCTGATCTCGCTAATCCTGATATTCCTATAATATTCATGCTCCAAAAATATTCTTAACTTTAACCGATAAATCATGGAAACCTGCATTAGCTAACATTCTCGAAACCGAATGATAGCTAGTTATTTCATTCAAATCATCATCCACTTCGTTTGGTATGAAGTCTTTGGTTATTTTAGATGAAACCATAACTGATGATAACTTTAAATTCTTACCTCTTTCAGCTAGCATATTAATTAATGCTTTAGTACATGCCTCTGTTTCTGATTCCGCAGATAGAACTATATTCCAATCTGAGCATTTAACTATGAAACACTTTTCTTTAGCTAGGTCTATAATATTTTCCATAGAACAAGTATAGATGATAATTCAGTAAAAGTCAATTCTTATTTTATATATTTATTAAATTAAGATATATAGTATATCCTATTGAATAACAATATACAATTTTTCGTATGTCGCTAGTTTAATTTTTTAAATGTAGCTTGACAAAAGTCGTTAATTAGTTTAAGATCTACCGAATGAAAAAATTCATCCAAATACCATTAGCTATTCAAGAAGATATTATTTCGGGAAATTTAATTGGCAACGATCTAGTTGTTTATTCCTACCTTGTTGATAAGGCAGGGCATGGTAAGCCCATATATTTTTCCAACAACAAGATAGCTGGTGAATTAGGTGGGATGTCTTATGGTAAAATATCGGCAAGCCTAAATAGGCTTCATAAGGCTAAACATATTTTAAGAAAAAAAACAGCAGGGAACACAATGACGCAACTAAAGACTGTTGTAATAAATTCTAAAAACATTTTAATCAAAGGGAGACAGCATGAAGATATCTGTTAGAATGGAAGGGGGTCTAGGTGATCATTTCGCCGCTAATAGATTTATACCTGCGATTAAAGAATATCACCCTGGATGTAAAATAGACTTATGGTCAGACACAGAAGGTAACTCAATACAGTCAGACATACTTAGAGAAATATGGCCAGACCATTTTAATGATGTTTTTGTTTTAGAAAAAAAGAAATATAAAAATTTTCGAATAAAATCATCAAATTTCCCAGAAGAAGATTATAGGGGGTCAATTAAAAATGTGCGATCCAATGATATAAAATTAATGAAAGGAGCTTATGATAAGTTCTACGATTTACATATCGATTCTCTAGATTGGTTAAATCACGATTATGATTGGTTTAAATATTTTAATGTATTCCCAAGACCTACCACCAGCTTAACTCAAAACATAGAGTTGCCTTTTGAAAAATTTATTTTAGCGCACCTTTATGCAAGAGATGATGCAGACTCAAATATGGAGGATTGGTATATCAAGAGGTTAATTAATGACGTAACAAAAGATTTTAATTTAATAATTCTTTATGATAACGATTCAAAGCATAAATACGAAGATTTCTTTGGATCAAAAAATCCTAAATTACATTTAATTCACGCAGATCTAAGGCAAATATTTTATTTAGCAAGTAAATGCACAGCTATGTTTGGTATTGATTCGGGAATACGATACATTCCGTATCATTTTGGCAAACCTACATTTACTTTCTCAAAATATTGTCAAAAATATGGAACCGTTCAATATTCTTATTTAATCAGATGGTTATTTAATGAAAGATATGTTTTCCCTTTACATTATGACGTTAGTAGCGCAAGTCAGATAATTAAAAATATGCTCGTAAACCCAGCTTATAAACTTTACCCATTCTTACTTGATGACATTGAGAGTTTAGTTGCTCAGAGAGACATAACGGAATATATAACAGAATGAAAACAGCATTACTTTTTAGTGGAAAATTAGGAGACTGGACAGAATGTTCTGAGTCTATCACTGAAAATATTATAAAACCCCTAAAGCCTGACATCTTTTTTGCTACATGGAGCACAGAGAATTACCCGGATTTCTATAATTACTACAAACCTAAAAAGTTTACAATTTCAGGAAATGAAGATCTAAAGCTATTTGATTTACACAAACACCCAGTAAAGCCAAGCAAAGGTTTACTACCAATGCTCTTTAATATGAAAGCTGTTTATAATTTATTTTGTAATCAAAAAACTAAATACGATCTAGTAATCAGGTTAAGACCAGATATTCAAATATTAGAGGAAATTAAAAAACATGAAATAAAAGATTGTATTAAAAATAAATTCATAAGATTACCTTTATTTGAAAGTGATAATATTTACAACCATGAAGAAGAAATAAAAAAAGAGTTCAGTTTTAGTTTTATATACGACAAAGCCTCACTACCAAATCAAATCAATGACCAATTTGCGATAGGATCTCCTGATGAAATTAAAAAATATATGAATTGTTTAGATTATTACGTTAATGCAATTAACATTCTTTGGAATGAAGGGTATCCAGAATACATGATCAAGGTCCCTGAATCAGTAATAACTATATGTTTAAATATGCAGAACTGCAAATACAAACAGTTAACAGGAACAAATTCTTTTGGAAACATAAACACAATCCTGTGCAAAGATGGTAAAAAATGGAGAAATCAAGGCCATAACTCAGTATCAGTTTAATGAAAATATTTTTTCCAGACATCCATATAACCCTAACAAAAAATTTAAGCAAATCCCTGCAGCAATTAGGGCATCAAATTGTATTGCCCTCAAAAGACTATAAAATAACAGAGATGCCCCCTCAAAATTGGGCTTGGAACACATCTCATACAAAAGAATCTATTAAAAAATTTGATCTAGCATCTAATTCTATTTTTGTAAATAAAGAAGAGCTTTTTGATATAAAACCTGATGTTATATTTGTTAGCGCATTCGAGAATCAACTTGAGGTTTTAAATGTTATTTGGCCAGAGGCAAAAAAATGGGGAGCTAAATTAGCTTTTTATAGCGGGAATGATTACTGGGATACCGCGTATCCCTGGGACATAATAGAAAACTATATGCCTGCAGATCAGTTAGCTGCAAATTTATGCCAAAAATACCAAAAACATTACTTTCATTATAGGCCGTGGATAGATTACGAAATGTTTTCTTTCAAGGGTGTCTCAAGCGGAAATAAGATAGGTTCCTATATCTGTGACTACAAGAAAAACTTTCCTCAAGATTATGATTGTTACAAACAAATATTAAATGCACATTCAGCAGAATATATATTATGTGAAGATAAAACAAAGCAACAAACAGCAGATATTATGCATGACACAATTTCTACATTACATATAAAAAGATTAGAAGGTTATGGTTTCGCAATCATTGAAAGTATGGCCAGAGGTAGGCCTGTATTTTTCTGGGAACCGCTAACTCAAGGAAAAAGTTATCTACAGTGGTTAGAACTAGGTGTCACTGGTTTTACATTTAGAGATATTGGGGATTACGTATCCCAACAAAACTTTTTAATATCTAATAATGACTTCAGGCATCAAGTACAAACAGAATGCGCTAAAAGAATAAGAGACATTATAAATAATGAAGAACAAAATTTAAAATTAAAGTTTTTCCTAGACAATCTTGTATGAAATTAAATGATTTATTTGATTGCGTTTATTATATCAATTTAAATAAACGGGTTGATAGAAAAAATAAATTCTGGCAACTAAATAAAAATATTCTAGACGTAGAGCGGACAATAAGAATTACCGCATTTGACGCATCAAATCAAAAAAATAATACTGATTTTACGTCAATCATAAACGCCAGAACAGCAATTTCACTAAGTTATACGCAACCATTCTTACATGCAGTAAAAAATAATTTTAATCAGATATTAATTTTCGAAGACGATGCAGAACCCTTTTTTACAGACGCATCCTTAATAAATAAGTATCTAACTGATGCGAACGAATTAAATTATGAAATCATGTTTTTAGGCGGCACAGTACAATCTCCACTTGACAAAGCTTCCGCGAATCTATTTAATTTAAAAGGCAACATTTTAGCTACCCAAGCGGTATGTTTTAATAATAGAAATAGTATTTTTAATCAATTCAACCAATTCCCGTCAAGTTTCGAGAATATGAGAAATTTCTTACTTTTAAACAACGGATGTTGCATGGACACGATTATAGGTAAAAAAATGACACAACAAAGAACATCTTTCGTTACAGATAAATTATTATTCGGTCAGTACGAAAGCTTTTCGGATATTGAAGCAGAAACGACATCTTACAATAAAGATATGATAAATAGATTCCTTAAATTCGCAAATAATCAAATTTAATAAAATATCAGAAAATAATACCAAAGCATGAATAAAGATCAACTATTTCACGATTTACCAGAAATACCCAAGAAAATTCACGTAACATGGAGAAACAAGAATATACTTGATTTAAATTTTTCGATTATCAGGCATGGAATCAGAAATTTAAGAGACTTAAACCTAGATTACAAGTTCGAGATCAGTGATAACACTGATGTTAATGATTATATAAAAAAAAATATTAGCGCTAAAGATTTTGATCTAATAAAACATAAGAAAATGGTCGAAAAATCAGATCTTTGGCGTTTACTAAAAATATATAACGAAGGAGGAGTTTATACAGACATAGATAGATTCTGTAATCAATCATTATGTAAAATTATTAAACCAGAAGTAAAATGCGTCTTACCTATGTATCAAAATATAGACTTCTCTCAAGATATCATGATAAGTTCGCCAGGAAACCCAATACATAAAAGAGCTATTGATCTCAATTTAGAAAGAAGGAGGCATGGTTGTGTAGATATTTTATCTCTAGCACCAATAACATACTTCCATGCAGCAACCGAAGTTTTATTAGGAGAGCAATTAGCTAGATGGCCGAGCAAAGAAAATATAAATAAGTTAAACTCAATCATCAATAGATCTAAATATCTACAGTCCTGCACAGAAAACCCTCCGTTTAATACGTTCACCTATCAAGGTCCCCCCATATTCAATGATAAAATGTCTTTCTATCACTCGCAAGAGGTTAATCACTGGACATTTAATTATAACGATAATACAGAAATTAAATACGAATGATTAAATTAATTATATTTGATTTAGACGGAGTATTAGTTGAGTCGCGCGAATTACATTACATTGCTCTTAACAAAGCTCTCGCTGAAATAGGTGATCAATATACAATTAGCAAAGAAGAGCATCTTTGTAAGTATGACGCATTAACAACAACTCAAAAATTAAAAAAGTTAACCGCCGAAAAAAATCTTCCAGAAAAATACCACAACAGGGTATGGGAGCTAAAACAACAAAAAACTCTACAAGAAATAGATCAATATAAACCCGACTACAGAATAATAGATATTCTTAAAAAATTAAAATCACAAAACTACAAAATTGCATGCGCAACAAATTCAATAAGAGAGACTTCAAAATTAATGTTAATAAGAAAAGGTTTTTTTGATTACATAGATTTTCTATATTCTAATGAAGATGTAAATAACCCAAAACCTAATGCCGAGATTTACATGAGATGCATGTTGAAGTGCGGAGTTAATCCAGATGAAACAGTAATAATTGAAGATTCTCATATAGGCAGGAAAGGCGCAATAAGGAGCGGAGGTTATTTGTGCGCTGTTAAAAACTCTAAAGACTTGACATTTACCAAACTAAATCATACTATAGTTAGCGCAGAACAGCGATCTAAAATTTCACCAAAATGGCAAGGAGATAAAATGAACGTACTAATACCAATGGCGGGAGCTGGCTCAAGATTTGAGCAGGCCGGATACACTTTTCCCAAACCTCTTATTGATGTTAATGGAAAACCTATGATTCAAAGAGTTGTTGAAAACTTAAATATAGATGCAAGGCATATATTCATTGTACAAAAATCTCATTACGAAAAATATTCATTACAACACACTTTAAATTTAATATCCCCAAATTGCGAAATAGTACAAGTGGAGGGTATGACAGAAGGCGCTGCATGCACAACTCTACTAGCTAAAGAATTTATAGATAATGACGAACCACTTATTCTTGCAAATTCAGATCAATATGTAAAATGGGATAGCAATCAATTTATGTACTCATCTATGGCTGATGATATAGATGGATCTATACTAACATTTCATTCCACTCACCCAAAATGGAGTTATGCAAAATTAAATGAAGATGGATTTGTCACAGAGGTTGCAGAAAAGAAACCTATTAGCGAACACGCAACAGTAGGAATTTATTTTTTTAAAAAGGGTTCAGATTACATTAGATGCGCAGAAAGCATGATTAAGAAAAATATTAGAGTCAATAATGAATTTTATGTATGCCCCGTTTACAACGAAGCCTTACTTGAAGGTGCTAGAGTAAAAACATTTCATATTGATAAAATGTGGGGATTAGGCACTCCAGAAGATTTAGATACATTTTTAAAACATGATATTAGTATCTCATAGAGGAAATATTTCTGGGCCAATCCCAGAAAGAGAGAATCATCCGGACTATATAAAAGAAGCTCTTTCTAAAGGTTACGATGTAGAGGTAGATATATGGGGAGATAAAGAATTATGGCTTGGTCATGACAAGCCTCAATATAAATGCTCTGTTAGTTTCCTTATTAATAATTATCAAAAATTATGGATTCATTGTAAAAACTTAATGGCTATAGATATATTATCTGAGTTTAAAGTTTTGAATTATTTTTGGCATCAAAACGACGACCACACACTAACTTCTAAAAATTTCATATGGACTTACCCCGGAAAACATGTCTGTAATAAAAGTATTTTAGTAGTAGATGACGCTAGAGAATATGCAGGTCCGATTTGTTTTGGTTTGTGTTCTGATTATTTAAAGTGAAATTATCTGATGACCATTTTTTAAATTACTTAAGCCATAACGAACATTTATCGTTAGAGCAAAGAATACGTTATAAATTTTTAAAAAACTACCTTCGGTCAATGGAGGAGTTTACAGACACCTTTTCTATTATAATACAAGGGCCTTTAAATGAACGATCAATTAATACTATTCCAGAATATTTAAACTATGGCGAAGTCATAGTTAGCTGCTGGGAAACGGATGATTTTTCCAAACTTGAAAAATACAAAGATAAAATAAAACTAGTAATAAATAAATATTCCAATATAAATATAAAAAAAAGAAAAACAGGTAGTCAGGCTCCTTGGATTTATCAAAATTATACTACATTAAATGGAATAAAAGCTGCGTCTAAATACTTTTGTATTAAAGTTCGCTCGGACGAAAGCTATCCAGTCTTAGATCCATTTTTAAATAAGCTAAGAGATAATAGAGATACTAAAAATAGCGAAACAGGCTTATATAATCACTACAAAATAGTTACATCTAATATTTATTTTAGATATGATTGGCAAAATAAATTTCATCCATCAGACCATATTATAGGAGGAACAAAATCCAGGATGCTTGAATCTTTCAAACTTTCCACAGCGTATTGCCAACAAGAATTAACTAGATTCCCTGAGCAACTTATTTGCAAAGCGATTATTAATAGTTATTGGGATCCTTATCTAAAAAAACAAGAATCAGCAACGGATAATGAATCTATAGAGTTAATGAAAAAACACTTCGATATAGTTAGAATAAAAAATTTACCTAAACATATATGGACCTCTAGTTATAGGAAATATGATGAGTTATACAGCGAAGAAGATTGGTGTCATGATATAAATTCTATAGACATAAATACTAGGTGAAATAAATACTAGACAAAAATAAATCATGATATATAATCTTTTATCATGAGCATTTCACTTTATAAACCAAACAGTAAAAACACAGGATGCGCCTTTAATTTCAAAATTGGCGTAAACAAAGTAAAAGAGCCGGTAATTTACGCTAGCGCAATTCAACAATATAGCTGGGACGATAGAAAAAAAACCGGCAACTTCTCTGGAAACGGTAGTGATCCAGATAAAAGAATTAACCTTAAATTTACAGAATTTGAAATCGGCGGAATAATTAGTTCTTTTAAGAATAGAAATGAGTTTTCTACATTTCACGCGTTTGAAGAAAACAAAACATCAATTAAATGTACTCCCTGGGATAAAAAAACTAAAGTCAAACAAGGAGATAAAGAGGAGTGGATAGTAATCCCGGCATTTGGAATTAATGTTACCAGAAACGGGAATCAGACTTTCAGGATACCATTAGAGCCTGGAGAAGTGGAAAACCTTCTTGAATTTTTCTCTTTTTACCTTTCTGAACTATATAAACACAGAAGAAGAGAAGAGATTAAAAGACTAAAAGAATCCAAGGGCGGAGGTAATCAAAATCAATCATCAGAAGATAGCGAACAAGCGCCTTTTTAATGAAGAGGAAAAAGGTATTAATTCACAGTAATCACTGTAAAGCTTATACAGGCTTTGGAAAAAATACTAAAAATATATTACTACATTTACATAAAACAGGTAAGTATGATTTAGTTGAATTCTCTAATGGAATGAGATGGGGAGATCCTTCTTTAAAACTATTACCATGGAAAACCGAAGGTTCTCTACCGAGTGACACAGTCACTTTACAGAAAATGAATCAAGATCAAGCTCTAGCTAGAAATGCTGGTTATGGAGGTCAAACTATTGATAAAATCATAGAAAGGGAAAAGCCTGATGCTTACATAGGTATTGAAGACATATGGGCTTTCTCTGGATATACCGATAAAAAATGGTGGAATAATATAAACTGTATGATATGGACTACTTTAGACAGTTTACCCATATTACCCGAAGCGGTCAAGAATGCTAACAAAATAAAAAACTATTACACCTGGTCATCTTTTGCATCTAAAGAATTAAATAGATTAGGACACAAACACGTAGACACATTACATGGAGCTATAGACACCACTAATTTTTTCAAATTTAAAAGCGATGAAAAAATTAAATTAAGATCAAGACTTAAAATAGATAAAGATGATTTCATTATTGGATTTGTTTTCAGAAATCAGTTAAGGAAAAGCGTTCCAAACTTATTAGAGGGTTACAAAATATTTTGCGAAAAAAATCCAGAATGTTCGGCTAAATTATTATTACATACTCATTGGAAGGAAGGTTGGGATATACCTAGATTGATAAACGAAAAGGGTATAAACCCTAAAAACGTTTTAACAACATATGTTTGTGCGCATTGTAAAAATTTTGAAATCAAACCTTACGAAGAAGAAAAGAAAGATTGCGGTTTATGTGGTGCAGAGAAAACCCAAGTAACCCCAAACACTAGGCTAGGAGTTACTGAAGAACAGCTCAATGAGATTTACAACCTGATGAATGTTTATTGCCATCCTTTTACCAGCGGAGGTCAAGAAATACCCATACAGGAGGCGAAACTTGTAGAACTTGTAACTTTAGTAACTAATTATAGTTGCGGTGAAGATTGCTGCACAGAGGATAGTGCTGGACTACCTCTCAGTTGGTCAGAATATAGAGAGCCAGGCACTCAGTTTATCAAGGCTAGTACAAATCCAGAAAGTATCGCAAGTCAGTTAAAAAAAGTTTACAGCATGAAAGACTCTAAACTCAAACTTCTAGGTGAACAAGCTCGCGACTTTGTAATAAAAAACTATAGTATAGAGGCTATAGGTAAAAAATTAGAATCTATCATAGATAACATGCCTGAAGTAAATTGGGATTATGATTTTAAACCTATTGAAAAAAACCCAAACTATATTCCACCTGAAATAAAAAACGACGACGATTTTATAAAAGATATATATAAAAATATATTACAATTAGACGTAAACGAATCAGATGAAGGATTTAAACACTGGAAGAATAGACTATCCACCGATATGGATAGACATGGAGTATTGAAACATTTTCAACAAGTAGCTAAAAAAGAAAATAAAAAGCAGGAAAAAATAGATTTTACTGATATTTTAGATAAAGAAGACGAAGGGAATAGAATTTTATTTTCAATGCCTCAAAGTATAGGTGATATCTACATGTCTACATCTTTATTAAAAAATATAAAAGAACTATACCCAAACTATAATATTTATTATGCAACAAAGCCTGAATACTTTGAAATATTAGAGGGAAACCCTTATATTCATAAAGTAATTCCTTACAGTAAATCTTTAGATAGCTTACCAGCTATGGAAGGACAAGGCAACCATAAAGGTTTTTTTGAGATAGCTTTTCTTCCTTTTATCGGAACTCAAAAAATGTTAAATTACATTCACAATGGAAAAGATAAAATACAATTCGAATTATGCACTTAATAGAACAATATGCACTTTCATGTGGGGTTAAAATAGATAAACCCTTTATCGAGACTTCTTTTTTTCCTTCTCCATTTAATAAATATATTACAATTCATGCTAGTAGCGGAATGGATTCGAAAAATTACGACTACTATAATGATGTGATAGAAATGATATTGCCCTTTTTAAAAAAAGAAGATATACATTTGGTGCAGATAGGCGGAAAAGACGACATAAAATTGAATCACTGCGAGCATTTAAATGGAGCGACAACAATAAGACAAACAGCTTACATAATAGAAAAAAGCTTATTACATTTTGGCAACGATTCATTTTCTACTCACGTAGCGTCTGGTTTTAATAAAAAAATAGTTTCGCTATACAGCATATTATATAAAGAATGTTGTGGGCCTTATTGGGGAGATAAGAAAAATCATATACTACTAGAGTCTCACAGAAAAGGTTTAAAACCTTCTTTTTCTAATAAAGAATTACCTAAAATGGTAAACTTAATAAAACCAGAAGATATTGCCAGAGGAGTATTGGATTTATTAGATATACCTCATAATTTAAATAATATAGAAACAATTCATATAGGCTCAGAATACCATCTCCCATCTTTATCTGTTATCCCAAACCACGTCATGCCGGCAACATTCGCACAAGGTCAACCAATAAACATTTGGGGGCACGAATTTTTTGACGAATCAAATATAGTAGAATGGGCATATAATAGAAAATGTAATATTTTTCTTAATCAACCAATGTCGGTAAAATATTTAGATGTTATCAGACATAATATAAATCAAATTAATTATTTCGTAAATAAAGACACGGACCCAAAATACTTTAAAACACTAGAGCGAGGTGGAGTTAAATTTAAACTATTATGCGAAAATGAAAACGATTTAAATGAACTAAGATTACATTTTTTCGATTGGGAAATACATGCCCACAAAAAAACAACAAAAAAAGATCTTGACAATATAGATAAAGTCTGCGATAATACTCGTTATAAAAGTCAAATTAAAGTAATATCAAACGCAAAAATATATAATAGTAAAGCTGCATGGAAAGAAAATGAACAAAACAGCGACACAATTATCGACACACCAGAATTCTGGGAACAAATTAAATCATTTAAACTTTACAACGAAAAATAATATGTCAACAAAAACAACCGCAGATAATTCAGTTACATACGAATCTCAAGCAACCATAAAATCTTCCAAAAAATCTATCCCCGAAAAATATAAAAATGGCCCAGGTCGTTTTTGTAGAAATGAATTCGGACTACTAAATGAAGTAGATTATGAATTTGATGAAGATGGTTCGGTAAACTGGAGGTCCATGATTAAAGATGAACATTTATTTCCTAATAAGTCATGGTTTGATTTACGTAAAAAAGATGTACCGCGAACAATTGATGGGCTAAAAGATCATCAGCTACTCATTAAGCTTTCAGGAATTAAAGAGCTCGCTAAGCTAAGAGGCTTCTCAGATGTATCTTATGAAGTCGTGAAATGTCAAGCAGACCACGTTGCAGTTATTTGTAGGGTTACATTTTTACCTAATTATGAAACTGGAGGCAAAGCAGTCACTTTTCAAGACATGGCAAATGCAACGTTAAATAATACAAGTAGTTTTGCAACTAAATTTTTAGAGACCATTGCATGTAATCGTGCGTTTGTTCGTTGTGTTAGAAATTTTCTCAATGTCCATATTGTAGGCGATGATGAGATAGATAAATCATCCAACAATAATAATGCTCAAGTTAATATATCAGCCACATTAACTCCTTATTCAATGATCGAAAACTTAGCTAAGGATAAATTAAATTGCGGAAATTTCGAAGAGTTTAAAGTAGTACTTCGTGATTGGTGGGCTTCAGGAAAATATAAAAATGATGAAGTCAAAAACTGGAATGATTATTCAGATATTCCTGCAACGCAAGCAAGAATACTAATGAAAGTCATGAATGAATAAAATTTAAAAATCAAACGCAGTTCACCGTATCATTAAGTTTATTCTTAATTCAGCCTATCATTGCGTTTAATTTTCTAGTTTAGATATTCTTTCCTCTAAAGATTCTATTATTTTTTGTTGTTCTTTTATTGCGCCTACCAATAACGAAGTTACTCGATCGTATTTTACTGCTTTAAATCCATTTTCTCTAGTAGTTACTATTTCAGGAGCTACCTCTTCAACCTGTTGAGCGATAAGTCCTATATCGTGACCAGAATAAACTTCTTGATTATCGTTCCAATTAAATTCTACAGCATCCAAAGATAATACTTTATTTAAAGGATTTTCTATTAATGTGATATCATCTTTTAGTCTTTCGTCGGAAGAAGTAAATGCAACAACATCGCCATTTACATGTAAGCCATTAAAACAACCAACATAAAAAGCGTCAGTTAAATCGGCAGTAGTAAAACTTCCTATAATATGAGTATTAACTTTATCTTCAATTTTATTTCCATATCCTTGTATAATAGAACACCCTCTTGAATTTTTAATAATATTATTTTGTCCGGCTAATATTGCATTAATTCCGTCATACCCACCTCCAAACAAGCTAGAATCTGACGGAGGCAAAGGGTTATTACTTAAATTTTTCTCAGGACTTCTTAAATCAGGATTGTCAGTGGTTATATCAGGAATACTCATAATAATATATTATTGTTAGTGTTAGTATCGTTTGAATAATATTTTCCAGCAAAGTCTGGATAGGTAGCTTGATTCCAAATAAACATCCATGATCTACTTTGGCTCCAAATCCAATGACCTTGACTATTGTAAGAGTTACTAACATAAAAAAATCCGTTATATATGCTATTTGTTAATACTCCAGTGACCCAATAATTACTTTCAGCCCCTTCATTAAAAGTAGGTATAACATATAAAGTGACTGGAACATTATTATAAAATGCATATTCAACATTAATGAAAAAACCTTGCTTCGAAATTTCATCGCCTCTTAATATTTGCTCTTGGATTTGAACTATCGCTCCGAATTTAGAATTATTTATGGTATAATGATAACCACTCGAAGAAGCTGCACTTGCTATTACAGCGTCAGTACCGTTTCTACCTAAAAGATAGGAGCTTAAAGGAAATCTTTTAGAATCAAGTACAACTTTTCTCTGGCTTGAATTATATATATTATCAACATATGAGCCAAAGCTAATAACTGGTGGATCATACTCTATGCTATTATATTTTCCTGCGATTATACTTTGGCTACTACCTCCGTCAATTGAATTACTAACTCCCGCCCCGATTATATTTCCTCCCGCATTACCACTAACAAACTGAGGCATTTCATTATTATACCCCGCGCCGACAAAAGAAAAGTTATCTCCAACATTATTATTAAAACCTCCAGCTACTGTAGAGAATCTTCCGGTTATATCATTATATGCTCCACCAATAATCGCAGAAGCTAATCCGTGATATCCGCCATAACCAGTAATAAAATTATCATAACCACCTCCAATGAATGTTGCGTTTTCTCCATCTAAACTATTAAATCCAATACTAGAACCTCCAGCTGCGGAGTCCAGACCGTTCAATATAAGAGACCCTTTTAATTCTATTCTATTTTCTTGCCCATTAAATCTAATGTAAGAGTCTGAACCACCTATATCAAACTTAGGATTTGGCAAGCCATTTTCTTTTTCATTACCTATAAAAAATCCCGTAACGCCGTTTCCGTACTCTTTACCAACAGTTTTAATAATTCCGCCATGTCCAACATATTGATTATTGGAATTAACATCCCCCTCTCCCATAGTAAGAGTATGAGTGATTGCAGTGTCTTGAGCTAACAATATATCAGTTGCAACCATATCAAATTGAGCATCAAACTCTTGCCAATCGTTATTAGAAGAAGAAGGGGTGCTGCTAGTGGTTTCGGCTAAAGCCATCCAATATCCATTGCCATAAAATACTACATCCCCTCTTAAAGATTCTTCCGTTGCTCCCTGATAAGTTTTACTTGAATCAAATTCTCCTCTAAAAACTATACCCGCACCCTTATTTCCTTTTCGCCCATCAAAACTTAAAGATAGATTTTGTTCAACTGTGAAAGTGCGCACTCCGCCGTCATGATCACGTGTTGTTACATTGTAAGTAACTTTAGCTTTACTATTCGATTCGGAGCTCCATCCACTTAATTTTGTTCGAAAGCTCTGATTAACTGGTGGCATAATGGATATAGTACAATTATTAGTTGAGGTTGTTACATAATACTCACCATTTTGACTCCCACTTGTTCCTCCATATTCAAGAGAGTCGGTTCCCTCGAATACTGTTAATATATTTTCTGTTGTATTTAAATTCGCAACTGTATTTATTTGACTCAATCCACCTTTTTGTCCATTAGCGTCTGTACCTACGGTTATAGTAACAAACTCTTGGCTTTGAAGTATCGTTATGCCATTAGATCCTTCTTTTAATTTACTAATAGTTATTTTATCTGTGGATTTTTTCACAAACGATGACCCAACATTAAAAGAGTCGTAAGCTTCAACCTCTATGACTGTAGGCAAGTCGCTGGAAGTGTAAGAGCTTGGAACAGTAAAACCATAAGTGTTATCACGGCTCATATTTTGCACTATAGTGTTATCTCTTTTAAATATAAAATGTGGAGTATGATAATAAAAACCTCCAGCTTCAGCACTTACTGTTACCGTGCCGGCATGAGGATTTGAACCTAAAGAATTATATTGAATAGCTTGAGGTTGTGCGGTAAGATCAAGAGTTCTTCCAGCAGAACCTTCTTTTATTTTACTAAAAGTATATAATCTCTCAAACTCAATAGGACCAAGATCAGCCCTTGTTGAACCCGCTTTATAATGATTATCTTGAAGAGTTATTTTTAAAAAGCCAGTAGTTAAATCATCTGGTAAACTTGTAATTTCTATATTTAATTGATCAGATGAATTTTTAGTAGCGCTATATGATATACCGCCATCACTTTTCTCTATGCTTTTACAAGAATATGTACCGGTTTGATTAGATCCAGAAAGATATTCATAAGATTGATAACCCTTCATGAATACAGTATTAGTAGAAAATCCTTGGTAATCAGTACTATGAACTTTATTATTTTCGTCAGAAGGAAATGAAACGTTTTCGTTATCTAAAAATACTGTATATGAGTCTTTTCCTGGAAGCGATCCATATATAGTTACAAAATCACTAGCAATAACATTAGTATTATATATTCCACTAATTTCAACATGAGCAAGAAATGGAGTATCATCATATTCATTAAATTTAAGATCTAAATTATTTATAGTATGACTAGTATTATCTTGTTGATTAGCTATCTCTACTAAATTATCTAAATCCTTACCAGTAGAAAATATATAATGCAATGAACCATATGTATTATATGGAATAGCTTTTAATGATAGTGTTTTATTATTGTCCTCAAACTCTCTATCGTAATTATATTTATAAACTTGTTGAGCAGCATCTAATTCAACATATATAGAAGCTGCGCCATCTGCAATAAAGTTAACAGAAATTGACCTCTCAGTAGAAGTTTTTTCTCCAGAAGCAGATATTAAAATTGTATTACATGTATTAGGTAATGTAGAATTAATTATATGATCAAATCCGGTGACACTAAATTCTGCTCTTGCCTGCTTAACAAATCCATTTGTAAAATCCGAAGCTGGATCATATGTAAATCCACTAATATCATATTTTCCATTTGAATCGCGATCATCGTAACCAAATATTGGAATTATATTTCCACCAACAAATACTTTATCAGCTCTAAATCTAACCTCATCAGATTCAATAGAGCTATTTTGAAATCTAGCAATAATATCACAAATATCATTATCATCTTCAGGTATATAGGTTCCATCTGATTGCTCAACATAAAAAAACGAATTAGGTTCAGCGGTCATATCTGGAAACGTATATTCTTTATCGTCTTCAGTTCTTAATTTTCCGGCAAGAGTTAATACCCCATTATCAAAATATAATCTACCATCGTCTCCTGCGAATACAAAACTTCCATCCCCGCTTATGGCAAAACCTTTTTGTTGATCCCCGACAGTTGGAGCTAAACCAGAAAAACCTACACTTCTTATTTGCCCAGTTCCGCCTATTTGGATATCCTGACTTCGTACTTCTGCAGATCTAATTTTATCTGCAGTTAATGTATGGATTTTAGCGCTCGTTATGGCTGCTTCTCTTATATGAGCGGTTCCTATTGATGCATTTGCAAAAGCGTGCCACATAGGAGTAGCGGTACCTGCAGCATTACGAGCAATAATAAAATCATGCTCTTCTCCCAATAAAGAGGGTTTTAAGTTATTATTATAAGGGTCTCCATTTAATTCTGTAGTGTCTCCCTCTCCTGCAGGATGATATTTCGATGTATTATAATTACCACTGTATACAATATTTCGAAGAGGATTATTTATACTACTATTTAAAGGGCCTCCCCCAGCACCAGTTAGTCCTAAATGTCCACTCTGTACACTTGTGAGTGGAGTTACATCATATCCATGAGTAGCTTGTTTACCTGTCGCGCTCCAATATACATACGGTTCATCAGTATCAGCGAATCCTTCTCCTATTACATAACCAGTTCCATTGTAATAAACAAAATGTCTATCCCAGCTAATTTGGTTTGCTGATGGATAATTATCAAAGAAAGGGTCGTTAGGGACTAAAGCTAAAACATTAGGGAATGAATCTGTCAAGTTTTGTTCGAAATCGGCGAGGTCAGTTGTTTTTGCTTGACCCAAGATTAACTCAAGCCCCTTCACGTCATCTGTACTCAAATTAGCAGCTCCAGTAAATGGACCTTTATTTCCAACTTGATCTACTGGCCTAACCCAAAAATATCTTTTATCATTTATTCCTCCTTTATGAGTGATTTGAGATAATTGAGAAATTGCCGGACTATTTAATATATTAGTTGCATTTGTAATTCCACTTCCAGGGTCTTGAAGTTCTGGAGGTATAGGACCAACACTACTTAATTCTTGTCCAATTCTATTAAATCCTGTATTAGACGCCTGAGTTAAATTAACATTTAATGTACCAAAATGCAAATAATCATCTTCTGATTCCCAAATTTCATAATATTTAACATCGTCAGGAACAATATCTAATCTTCCTACGCTATAATTTGGCGCTGCCCAGTTAAGAAAATAGTTTTCAAATGCAGTATCTCCACTGAAATCTATAACAGGCCCAGGAACTAAATTTTTAAGAATATTTTCAGATATAGGACCAGCAGGAATACTTGGATCTTGACTACTATATCCCTTGGGATATATCTTAATAAGGTCTAAGGCTCCTTGATTATTTTCTAAATTATATACATCACCACTACCAAAAGCATCGAAAGGTAATATCTTGTAATAGTAGCCAGTAATTTCATCATTTATAGGAGGAGAATCAACAATAGTAGTTATATTTTCTCCAAAAGTAGAGTCTCCAGCTCCTAAATTTATTTTAACCAAGGGAGAATCTATTTCTTGCCCACCAACATTTATCTTACCGACTTTATCTATAGCGAATCCACGATCATCATATATGCTAAAATTAGGTTGAGTAGATCTATACAAATGAACTTTAGTGGTAGATTCTTGAGCTCCAAAAGCATAATTAAAATTAAATTTAACTTTAGTTACTTCGCTAAATGGATCTACATTAAAACCGTTAGCTAAAATACTAGGCTCATAATTTTGTCCGATAATCTTTTCTTTTTGAATTATTTCTCCATAATTATCCAATATCGCGACCTCTAAACCAACCGATCTTTTTCCGCTCTGAGGAATACCTATATGTTTAAATACTATATCATCATATTTAGTATCTCTTTCCCATATAGGCATCCAGTGAGAATTTATATAATTAATATCATCAACACCCCCAGCATCAGTTGTAGCAAAGATAGGTTGTCCGGTCGGATTATTTTGTAAAGCTTTATAAACAATATCTTCACTATATACAAGATCATTAGCATTATAATTCGCAAACTCATCATAAAACGAAACTTGTAATTGAAATTTATCGGAAACTTCTGGAGTCTGCTCTTCCCAATTAGCAGAATCTATAGATGGGTCGATAGTAATAGGTGAAGATATATTTGCTTTTGCTTTGAACACAGAATCCTTATAGTCTACCCCTTCAGTGGCGACTCTCCAGAAATCGCTTTCTATACTAGGAGTTATAGCATTACCAATAGATTGAGATCTTAAAGCTATATAAGCTTCTCCGCTATACAAAACAACAGAATCTTGCTCATATCTTATATTTTCTTCAAAAATTGAGACATTAGATTTGGGTGAAGTAATTATGTCTCCAGAGTTATATGAATCATATTCATTAAAAAATCCATTAGTATATTCTGGACCAGAGTTTTGAGTTGATTTATAAACATTACCCCCATAACTTACTGCATCCGAGTGAGGAGTAGAACTTCTATAAATATAATTCTTAGCAGAATCCCACTCAGAGTAAGAAGGTCTAATAAAAGGAGTTGATATACTATTTTGCGATTTTATTTCAAATAAACCTAAGTTAGTAGTTGCATTTTTAGGTCCAGAATCAGGAGAGTAAACAGTCGAAGAGCTAAAATCATAAGCGTCAGAAGGAAATCCTCCGGCTTTATAAATTGCGTTATTTATTTCTCTGGTATATTCATAATTGTTAAATACTTTAGCGTTATGCAGACCTTCTACTTTTTCTTTTTCGCCTTGAGCATTTAATGCGGCGGATGAAGCTTCATCTCCAACGGTTATTCCAGATAAAAACAATTCGGTATCTGCATCAAATAAAGAGCCGCTAATACCTAATAAAGATGGAACATCTGATTCAGTAAATATAAATTTTCTTTCAGATAAATCAACGGAATTCCCGTCATTATCAACTAAGTCCCAATCAAATATTAAATCACTATCTCTTTCTCTAAATCTTAAATTATCTATTCTAATCAAAGAAGTAAAATCCCGCAAAGGGCCTTCTTCATGTAATCCAGTTATTGTTAGATTATAATTTTTCCCAGGGCCAAAACTATCATTAGCTTCAAATCCATAATAATAAGAATAACCAAATACCTGCATCTGCTCGTGATTGTTTTCAGTAGCAGTTTCCTCTATGTATTTAAAGTCAAAAGGTTCTTCTAATTGATTCCAATAATTAGAGTTTGCAGGGCTTTTAGATAAACTTGCTGTATGAGTAACTTTAGCTTCATAAACTAGTCCGTCAGAATGAAGAACAGTTTGATTCCTTTCATATACTTTATTAGGAATATTCCTCCATGGGCTCGCATTTCTTAGATTAGTATAATAGTAAAAATTATCATGAATACTATCACTAGAAAATAGATTTTTTTCTGATGGTATAGCAATCCCGCTTATTTTCACAAAGGAAAAATCGTTATCTACAGAAGACCAAGAAAAAGAAGTGCTAGAGCCCCTCATTGAATGAGAAAATGAATTTATAGTTGGCTCGTAATTTATTCCCGTAAGTATACCCGTGCAAGTCCTCCCAAAAGAATCGTAAGCTACAATTTCAAACGAATTAACTCTCTCCAAATCTAAATCGATAAAAGAAGCTGGATCTATATCTAATTCAAAATTTCTGTAAAAACTTAAAGCTTGCGCAGGCTCAGATGAATTAAGTTTTACCTGAAGAGCCTCAGAATCATTTAATATTGAATTACTAACAACTAAACCATTCACTCCCCTTTTAATTGTAACTTCAAAATGGTCAAAAAAATCATCATTAAGCAATTCTGAACTTAAAGATGAACCTTCTTGAGCATGACCTACAGGAGGAATTAATTCCCACTGAATTTTACTTTTTTTTCCAAGAAATTCCGATTGACTTGCTAATAGATCCCCTTCTTCTTGTGGGATTATTTGATCAACAATATTATTCTGACTAGCAGGGGGAAGATCTGCGATACGTAAGTTATTAAAAGTAAATGTTCCATCGAAATTTGGCGGACTAATAGTAATCCTTTCTTGTATAAATTCAGAACGAATACCTATATTACTTATAGCATAAACCCTAACATCAAATACTCCATAATTACCTTTTAAAGGTATAGTTTTTCTAACAGTATTATTTGAAGATCCTCGATCATTATTTATTAAAGAACTTCCAACCCCAAGATTATATTGAAAAGAATAATTATCAGAAGTACCAACAACCTCATATGCTGCATCCAAATCTTCAATGTCGAACTTTATTCCTAGAGTTGTTGTGGCCATTATATTAAATAGTTAAATCAGTTAACACTAAATTTTCCGGAGGTTCCGGTAAAGACATATCCGCTTGAGGCGGAATAGGTAGGGCAGGCATTTTAATTGATAAATTTTTATCCACAGAATCAAATTTTGAGTCATTATACTCCATACCATTCACTTCGAATTTTCTATCCTCAACTTCTTTCACAGAAAGAACTCTAAATAATTGAGACTCAAAAGATCTAAATAATCTATTTTGAATAGATTCTATATATTCTACACTCCCTTTATCGTTAATTGTCACATCAAAAATTAAATATGCATTATGAGAATCAATTAGTTCGATTTCATCATTGCTAATAAAAATAATATTCCAAGTTTTATTAATTACATTATCATCTAAATTAGAAGAGCTTGAGTCAAAATCTCTTATAGTAATTTTATTGTTTTTAAAAAAATCTAAACCGTGCCCTGATTCAAATTTTATTCTTAAAGCGTCCATGTTAGTAACATCATTATTTAACGATGAAACTTTTTCCCAATCACTTATAACTGCTGAATGATAAGCGGGATTTCTCTGTACATCTTGCAAAGTTAATTCTGCTTCCACCTCTGAGGGGGTTACTCCTAAAAATTGTTGAATCTGAGAACTACCCATATTTGCTTTAGATGTAATCCAAAAACCGGAAGAAGCAGCAGCGTGCAAAATTGAAAAATCTCCTCCATCAGGAATGCTATAAATATCATTTTTTGAATAGTTATGGTTCTCTTGAAATACAAAAAACATTAACGGAGAAAAATTAGAACCTGTTTGTAAAAACTTTACATATATCCATTTTTGATCATTACTAGACCACCAGTATTGATTATATAAATTATTAGTGGTAGACACCCACCCAAATTCCGCAGACCAAAACCAAAAAAATTCATTATCATCATTTCTTGAATAATTCATTGATCCAACATAAATCCATCCTAACGAAGCAGAAAATATAAAACCATTATCGCTTGGTATATTAACAGTTCCAAACATTAAAGATTCATACCAATTAGTTTCAATTTCTGAAGTGAAGATAAAATAGTTTTCTAAATCGTTTGGGTTATGAGTCGCTTGCTCTGTAATTTCTGATCCAAAAATTCCTTGTAAAGAGTATGATGCTCCAATTTCTATTTGATCAATATATCTTTGCGTAAAACTTTGGCTTTCTACAGCAAAGTAATGAAGTCCACCTGTATTAGAAAACTGGTCTCGTCCACGGTCTGAGATATTTATATGATCACCATTTAATGTCAAAGCTACTTGAAATGTATGTAATCCAGCATTAACAACAAAATAAGAAGAAGATCCAACTCTAAGTTTATCTAGACCAGCGGGTAATAATCCAGAGGAAATGAATCTAACTCGATCTCCGTTTTCTAAATTATGATTGTATGCCTTAATAACATTTTTATTTAAATCAACAGAAAAAGGAACTTTAACCATTAGATTAGATAAAATTGTTTTTTGTCCTTGAGGTCCAAATTTATTAATATTTTCATTAACTCCTATACTAGCCTGAAACTTAATAAATTGAGGTGTATTATAACTTTCAATTTCAGCATCTTGATCTTCGGAAGATTTATGTGAAGAAGCTCTTCCGTCTATGATTTTATCAGTCAGAAAAGGAAGTCCTACATTTACTGAAAACTCAACTTTATTTATGGAAACAAAGTCTTTTGCAGATTTATCTATCAAAATATATGGAGACTCACCTTCAAACGAAGATATATCCAAAACCCTACCACTCATATTCTTACCAGCTCTATTTTCATCAGACACTTCGAAGATTGCGCCAGGATACAAATAAGAACCTTCTTCAGAGGTAGTAAAGCTTATTTTTTCATTTTCTAATTGAGACGAGTACAAAACCCATCTAGCTAATCTTCTAGCTTGAGTTTCAGAGGTTATTCCTAAACCCATAACCTCATTTTCTTGATATCCATAAACCCTCATAGCTGCAGAATCTTCTTCATATACTAAATCTGGCTTATAGTTTTTATTTTTATTATTAAACCGAACTAAACAAGATGTAAATTTTTTATTTTTATCCATACCAGAATACATAAATCCAGTCTCTCGATCTATATTTGAATTATTAAATAAAATAATTGGATCTTTTTGGCTGTCCTGTATAGTTAAAATTTTACCAAAATCATACCCAATAATTCCTCTGAATACAGAAGCTAAATTGTTCATAACCGTCAAAGCCTCGCCTCTTTCGTGGAGATATGTGCTGCATGTAAACCGTGGTTCTATAACAGGATAGTTTTTTTGTAGGCAGGCAGCGCCTAACGTTCTTCTTTTTCCATTTATTGAAAAAGTCGAAGGTATTTCTTCTAGCGATGGGCCAAATACAGTAATACTTTTTTTTGCTGGATTAGACTCTTTTAAAACTCTTTCTTCGATAACTATTTCTCCTCTACGAACACATGAATTCTTTCTTACTAACTGCCTGGCATTAGTTTGTTGCATAGTTGATTCTGAAAAATTATGTTGATACATAAAAATAGCTACTTTAAGACCTTGAAATTCAACACCTTCACCAAAATCTTTCCTAAATTCGCCTTCAGAATAAGAGGTGTATTCAACATCACTACCATTAGAGTTATAAAAACCGTTTTGATGAAAGCTAATTTCAAAACTTCCCTCTTCTCCATCTCCTTCTTGATTAGATATATTGTTATTTGTAACACACGACCGAGGGGAAAAAGTTAATGTTTCGGGAGGGTGTCTAGTTTCAACCAGTTCGTCACAATATTTTGCGGCTTTATATAATTGCCATTTATCTATATTATATTCCTCTAAACCATATTTCCCCAATCCATATCTAGGATTTTGTACTAAATCATAAAATATCCAAGCAGGGTTGTCTGTCCAATATCTAAATTCGTCAGAAATATCATTAACAGAACTTCCATCAATAGTTTGACCTTTAAAAAATCCATTCCAAGGACCCTTATATTTCCTAGATATAGGATCGTAATTTGAAGGGATTAATACTTTCTTTAATTTTAAATGATACGCCCTAGAAGGTAGTTGACTAAAATTTTTACTATCAAATTTTATTTTACATAAAGCGCTATGAGGGTAGCTTAATTTAATTGAGGATCTTTCTTGTACATCAGAAACTTGCAAAAGCCTTTGTTTTCCTATTCCTCCTACAGAATCCAATCGACTTTTATTGTCTTCATCGTCAGTAGAATCATATTGCCCCCCACCTGTTTTAAGCGCAGGGTCATATTCTGAGCTTAATTTCACAACAGTTATAATTGTAGACCCCTGCATCGCATTATAATTTTCTTCTGGATCAAATTCTATTTCAATATCAAATTTATAAGGAGATGAAGCAATACCCTCTATTATAAAGAAATTATCTCTCGAGATACTTAATCCTACATTAGAAGAGTCGCCATTTCCTTGGTCTGGCAATGATTTCACCCATGGATTAAAAACGCTACCAAGACTTAGAAGGTCATCTCTAGAAAGATCATCCGCAAGCTTAGCAAACGGGCCTCTCGAACTTAATGAGGATTCTTTTTTCATATCGACCAAGCCATCAACCTCTTCGGTATTTTTCCATTTTAAATAAATGTCCAATTCTTCATTAGTTATCGGACTGCCGTTTACATAAGCAAGGCCTGCTCTAATTCGACCTTCAGGTGTGTTGAGTCGATTTGATTTAGAGAAACCTTTTCCTAAAGAAATTTTCGACGATTTAGCTGAAGAATTTATATAATTAGCGACTTTCACATAAGTATTTTTTTCCTCTGCAAATTCCGCAGCCCTTTGCGATTCTTCTATTCGTTCAATTTCTTGTTGTTTTCTCATCTCAGCATAATTTAATTCAACAATATCTCCCTCCTTGTCATAAAATTTTAGACTTATAACTCCCGATGAAAGATCTAATATATTAACAGGGCTTCCTTTTTTAGATATATAAACAGAGAATCTGCAAGAATTTCTTAAAGTATTACCTTGATCGTCGCTTTGAGAAAGCTGCACGGCCATAGTGATAATGCATTTATTTATAAATTGATTTCTTATTGCGTGAGTAAATTTTTTAGCTCCATTATTTACAGCGTCTTGAGCGAAAGTGTATTCTGATTTTTTCTCACCATTATCATATGGACTTGCACCATAAAGAAGAGTGTCATATTCGATTACATATGACACCTCATCAGTCATTATTTTATACTCATAATCATTGCCGTAAGATATTTCTGGCATTTCTTCCTCTTCATTAAGAACGAAATTAAAGCTGCCTTCCTCAAGGGAGCTTGTAGCAATTGTTTTTCTTCCAAATCCCTTCCTTTTTTTTCTTGTAGATGTAGTAAAAGTTGATGGATTTTTTACAGGCACTCCATTAAGAAAAATTCCTTCGCGAATATCATTCCCACTTATAGCTCCTCCAGCTTGACTCACAAACCCTTCAATAGGGCCTTCGGATAATAAATCTATATATTCTACATTAGTATAAGACTCCAAAGACAGATCGCTTTTGCTATTCGATTTAAGAATATGCGTACTTTTTTTTGCATCTATAGTAGTAGACCCAACTTGTAGCCTCCCATAACCTAAAGGAACAGGAATACCTTGAGCCGTTTTATTCTGAGAGGATGAAAGCAAATATGATTTTGTTGAAATTTGCTTTCCTGGTTTAGGTGGCTCAGGGGGCTTAAATAGAGCTTGCATCACAAAACTGATTGCAACACTTACTGCGATAGCTTTTATAAATCCTGCCGCAGTAAAACCTCCTGCTGCTCCTGCTCCTGCACCAAGACCCATCGCAGAACCTAAAGTGCCAAGACCAGTCATTAATGCGGAGCCGATTCCAACTGCAGCAGTAGCAACGGCTGATGCAAATCCTACAATAGCGCTTACTACAAATCCTCCTTGAATTGCGCAAACTAAATGAATCTCTTTATTTTTGTATTTCATTTCAAAATCTTTGGGCAAAACAACATCTTCAGGGGATATACTTTCCTTATTTTTAGGCTCGTACTTTGAGAGCATAATATACTCAGTTCCTTCCGACTTTAATTTATACATATGCTCAAAAAACCCGTCCAGATTACATTCTAGAGCCCACATAAGCTCAGGGATAGTTTTTGCGTCAACCTCTAATTTATGCACAAACTTCTTACCTAAATCTCCATGTAAATAAACCGTCTTCATCCTTATACCTTAAGCTTATTACACTAATTATTTAAAAAATAAAAACTATCATCAATAACTCCATAAATTAAAAAAGGGATGTCAATTTGCTTCTGGAAGATGATATCAGTTCTTGATGGTTTACACGTTCCTATCACATGAGAATGATAAATACATGAAACATCTTTTTCAATTAATAATATTGGATTTATAAAAAAATGATATTTCGGTTTTTTACTTAAATTTTTACAATAATAAACTTCCCCATTCTCAATAAAGCCGCATACTTCTTCATTCAAATTTTGTAAAGCGTATTCTTTAATTTTTTCCTTAATCTCTTTTGAAATTATCATCCCTCAATTGGAAATCTTTCTGTGCCAGGAAAACCTCCAAACGGAAGAGAATTATTTTTTGATTTATTGTATTCTTGTAATTCTTTGCCAAACCTTAGTTGACAAGCATCTAAAGTCTTACGGCATTCGTCTTTTATCCAGTAATCGTTATCAATAAAAGGGTGATGCTCTTTAGCGATTTCGTGTGCTTGAACACATACAAAAACATTAGGGGTTGTCCTGTAAGGGTTATTAGAGCCTTTTCCTATAATTTTTACTATATCTCCCAAGGAATAGCCATTTATATTTTGTGGGTTACCATTTTTGCCATATCGATTCCACTCGGGAATATCATTAAAACTCAAACTACTATCAATACTTCCTCCCGCTCCTGCTTTATTTTTGTTTTTAGCAAAACCAGCTATTAAGCTAGTTTCGTCCGAAGCCTCTATAGGAAGTCCTTTGTACCCACAACCTATACTGCACCTATATTTCCAAGTACAATAAGCAGACAAAACAGTTCTTGCAGGAACAAATGCGTTTTCGAGTTCTAAAGCAGAAACTAATTCAAGTTCAATTAAGTTTTTAGCATCTAATATTTTTTTATTCACAAAAAATATATCATCAGGAAAATGAGCGTCAGCATCAGGAGAGCCAAAATGATTATCTCCGGCATCATTGGTGTTTCTGTTGAGATAATTTTCTGCATCCAAAAATCTAGCATAAGTTCTTTTTCTTGAAATTTTACAATTAGCAAAATCCTTATTAGTTTTTAGTATCAAAGAGAAAATGCCATCTGGATTAGCGATTTTAAGTCGAGGTCTAGGAAGCTTCCCGTCTCCGGTTTTTTCAAAACCATCTGTTTCTATAGGTAAAGGTTGATACGCTTTACCTTGCCAATAAATTGGATTAGCGCCATTAATCATACCGCAAAATCTATATATGGAACTGTCCCCAAAATTAATATCAGCAATATCATTAAAATAAGCAACATTTTCTTGCATAATACTAAAATCTATCTCATATAGCTCTATAAGAGCATCAGGAGCTATAGAAAGCATTTGCTTTGATAGATTTGATGTTGATTTACTCATTTACTTCTATATATATTTGAATTTGACCTTCTTGTGGACTTAGAAATGTATCACTGTTTATTATAACATTTTGAGAAAAATATCTATTTTGTTTAGATAAAACAACCTTATCCGTTTCATAATCACTAGCCGAATGAACTTGATGATAATAATAATTAAATAAGTCAGCGTGGTATTTCACATAAGCTTCGTAATCATTTGATCCATTTACTGTAGGCATAAATCTACCTTCGCCATTTCCATTGTTTTGCCAATGATTTTCTCCCCATGAAGCCATGGAAGTTGCGCTTGATTTCAAAGTTCTTACTAAAATTTCATCATTATTTTGATCCACAAGGAAATCTTCTATATCTAAACTTGAAGGAAGGTAAACTACATAAAGATAACCTCTTTGACCAGGCTTTAACTTATTTGTTTTTCTAATAGAAGTAAATATAGAAGATATAAAGTAACTAGATTCAGAATAGTTTGTGGATTGCCCAGCAGTAATTCTCTTTATATCTCCATTATTTCTTTGAAAATATTCATTCAATTCAACTCCATTTGCATCAACTTCTGTAAAATATTCGCCACCCTCAATCCCATTATCATAACCCTCTAACCTTATTGTTTTACCGTTAAGGCCAAAAGGTAGGTTATGTGGAAAGGAAGCGTCGTATGAAGGAATTGGATATGTGTAATCTTCTTTAGATAATTCTTCTTCAACTATAATAGCCGGATTATTTGGCGCATTTCCTAAAATAGAAAAATTAACATCATTTGAATTTGTATCTAGCGATATTGAACTTATATTTACGGTTTCTCCTCCAACATTCTCTAAAAACATTTTTTTCCTTAAAACTTTATTTGGGTTTATATTATCGTCGCCTAATTTAGATGCAAAAATCAAAGGGTTAGTAAAGTGTAATTCACCCGGCCCAACAATTGGCTGTGTTGAAAAATTAGTTAATGTTTGCGCTTCAAAATTAAATGGATATTGCTCGAAAACTGCGGTTATATCATGATTATTTTTATATTTATAAGTATGATCCCAGGATTGGCATACAAAATTTTGCGGAGCTTCATATGGAGCTGGGGGAGAAAATAAAAATGGAATATAACCTAAATGACTTTCTAAAAAATGAAGTATAGCATAAGCCTCTTCGTCGCTTCTATTATTAAATTTTAAATTTAATTTCAG